ACAGGGCGCTCCGTGGACCGACCGCACCGGCAACGCGCGCGCCACGCTGAAAGGTGTGTGCGGCTGGGCCGACCCCGCCGGGATACCGTCCGACACCGTTTTCACCGTCGGGGTCGAGGGACAAATGCCCTATTCCGTTTATCTGGAACTGGGATTTGACGGGCGGTTCTCGATTCTCTCGCCGACGGTGCATCACTTTGCCCCCGACATCCTTCTCGGATTTGCCCGGGGCATCGGCCTGAAATGAGGGATTTCTGATGGATTATTCCGATATCACGTCCGCGCTCTCCGCCGCCGGCATCGACGTTATGCTGCCCGGCGCGAAACAGGACGTCTGCCTCGCTCCCTATGTCGTGGTGCAGCGGCTCGGCACTTTCCCCTTCGCGGGGACGAGGGGCGCGGGCTATTCGCTTGTGGCGGTGCATTGCTTTGTGCCGCTGGGGCGCTACCCTTCCCTCGCCCCCCTCGCCGAACGGGTGAAGGACGCGCTCCGTCCGCTGGAGCCTGACCTGCGTCCGTCCGGCGGGGAAAGCGCCCACTTCATCAACGACAGATTCCGCGCCCACGCCGTTACCCTTCAGTACGTCGTTCTGCGGACGCTGCGGCACCTGAGCGAGTAGCGGGGTGTGAAGCGTGAAAAAGTGTGGAGTGTGAAATGTAAGGTGTGAAATTATGTGCCCTGAATAGAGCGTTCGCATGGAAAAAACACTCGCTTTTTTCTCCCCCACTTCTCACTTCCCACTCATTAACATTGAAAGGATGAATATAAAAATTATGGCAACCTTGCAGATGGCAATCGCCAATATCGAGCGCGTCGACATGATTACCGAGGAGAACGTGCCGAGGGTGTTCTCCTTTGACACCGCCAGCGACGCTTCCGCTGAGGCGCAGATCTCCGCCGGCACCGAGAAGGAATTGCGCATCAAGAACCAGATTCTCGCCCAGAACGTCACAGAGGACATTGTAAAGGGCTTCAAGGTCACGTTCTCCGATTCCGCTTTCGCGCCGGAGGTCTTCGCCCTCATCGACGGCGGCAGCAGCACCCTCGCGGACGGCGGATTCGTCAGCTACACCGCGCCGACCGCCGGCGAAGTGGTCGAGCGCGTCGGTTCCACCCTCGCGGTCTACGCCGCCGAGAAGGATTACGACGGGCATACGCTCTCCTACGTCGCCTTCGTCTTCCCCCACGCCAAAGGCTCTCCCGCCTCGGTCTCCCTCAAGGACGGTGAATTCTACTCCCCTTCCTACACCGTCAAATCCAGACCTTCCAAGGGACAGTCCCCCCTCAGGGTCATCGCCCTTCCTTCGCTCCCCGTCATCGTTTCTTCCGCCGCCGACCTTCCCGCTTCGCCTGTCAGCGGCAAGACCTGCGTTCTCGCCGCCGACTCCGACATTGCGGGACTATCCGGCATTGACGCGGGGGCGTACGCCATTTACAACGGCGCGGGATACGAGGCGGTGTAGGGCGGTAAACCACTTTTTTTGAAAGGAATGAACGCTTTGTCTTCGATTGATTCTATCAGGACTTCTCAGATGGTAAAATTGCCCGGCTGGTGCGGGGAGGATTGGGAGTGCGAGCTGAAAAGACCTTCCGTCCTCGCGCTGGCTGCCAACGGCGCAATCGCTAACCCTTTGATGAAAACCGCGAGAAAACTCTTTTATAACGGCATTTCACCCGACGGCGGCGACCTTGCCGAGGAGGGACGCGTGCTCGTCCAAATCGCCCGCGCCGCGATGGTTCATCCCACGTTTGACGAGCTGGAAAACGCCGGCATTTCTCTCACCGACGAGCAGCTCGTGGCCATCTTCCAATTCACACAGCTGGGGGTCAAGGCCCTCGACCGATTTCGTCAGCTCCCCGCAGATATTGACCGTGATCTTCATGGCCCGGCGCTTCCGGAGCAGACCGAGTGAGGTGCTGCGCATGGACGACGGGTTCGCCGCCTATTGCTTCGACGAGGCCTGCTGCTTCATTCTCTCTCAGCTCGACGAGGGAAAACGCCCCTTCTTCGGTCATTCTTCCGCAGGGAACGGCCGCAATATCCAAAAATCCGTCAACTCGCAGACGGTGGAAATCATGAAAAATTTAGGCGCGGAGGTGATTGCCTTTGATTAACGCGGGAACCGTGGGAGCCTATCTCACACTCGATATCAGCGAATTTGAAAGCCGGCTCATTACCGCCGGACAGCGGCTTCAGAGCTTCAAAAACGTACAGACGGACGGCTTTCTCGGCGTCGGAAAGGCGCTGCTCACCGGGCTGGTTTCTTTCCTGCCCGCTCTCGGAAACGCCGCCGGCCGGGTCTCCGGCGCTGTCGGAGGCGCGTTCGGCAAGCTGCCCGCTTCCACCCGCAAGTCCATGGACAGCTCCTGCGCCGGCATGAAAAAGGCGCTGGAAAACGCGCGCGCCGGTCTTGCCTCCGCCGCGAAACTCAACGGCGGGAGCGTCGTCGCGGCGCTGGATCATTCGCTCGGCTCGACTTCCGGCGGTACGTCCGCAGTCGGGCAACGGGCGGCTGACGGACTTGTTTCAGGCATGAATTCGCGCCGTCCGGCGGCTCTGTCTTCCGCCCGCAGCCTTATGCAGAGCATGGCGAACGCCGCCGGGTCGGTGAGCTTCACGGGGATCGGCGGGAATGTCGTGAGCGGCATTATGAAGGGCATCAACGACAGGGCTCCGAGCCTGATCAGCCGCGCGAAAAGCCTTGCCTCCGGCGTCGCCGAGACCGTCCGCCAAACGCTCAACGTCAACTCCCCCTCGAAGGTCATGATTCCCATGGGTCAGGCGGTCGCCGAGGGCATGGAGGTCGGCCTTCTGAACGGCGCGGGGAGCCTTTACGAAACGGCTTCCGCGATCTCCCTCGAAACTGCCGAGACGCTGGGTTCCATTTCAACGCGAGGGGTGAATCTTTCGGGGGTACATTCCACCAATTACGGCGACCGGCTCGACAGGCTGCTGGATGCTGTTGAAAAACTTGCCGATTCACAGACCACGATGGAGATCGACGGCAGACCGTTCGGAAGGCTGGTGCGGGAGGCGCTCGCATAGCTCGCTAAGAGAATAGAGAATAGTGAATAACGTCGGAAGGGCTATCGCCCTTGAAAATATATATTCCAGCGCGAAGCGCTCCGAAACTATTCACTATTCACCATTCACCATTCACTATTCACTAATTTTAAGTTGGGGGTGATGTTTTGGGAGAAATTTTGCCTTATGAGATATGGTATGAGAACAGTGCGGGAGAAACCATCCGCTTTGACGAAGCTCCGATTGTCGTGCAGGCAACGGGGCTTTTTGACTGGCAGTGGAATATTTCGGCCTACGACCGCAGCCTTCGGGACGGCGGAAGGGTTGTCGCCGCGCGCCGCCCTGTGCAGGACCGGACGCTCGTGCTGGACGTTTTTTCGGATTCACAATCCGAGCATGACGCGGCGATTGACCGGCTTCACAATGTGCTGGAATACGACCTTTGCGCGCTTTCGCCCGGCCGGCTGTGGATCAACGACCGCTATGTGCGCTGCTTTGCCTCCGCTTCTGTGAAAACCATTGACCGCGACTGGTCGACCTACACCGTGGTCGGACTGACTTTGAAAATCATTTCCCCCGCGTGGGTGAAGGAGGAAACCGTCACGGTGCTGCCCGTCACGACGGCAGCCGATTCCGGCGATAAAAAATATCCCGGAAAATACCCGTATAAATATTCCGAGGGGGGCAATGTGGCGCGATTCGTCAACGACACCGCCGCGCCGGCTCCGATGATCATTAAGCTATTCGGCGCGTGCGTGAATCCTTCGGTCTATGTCGGGGAAAACGAATATTCCGTCAACACGAGTATTGCCGCCGGGGAATACGTCGTCATCGACCAGCGCGACAAGAGCATTGTCCGTGTCGGTCAGTCCGGCACGCGCTCCAATCTTTTCAACCTGCGCAAAAAGAGCGTGGACAATTTCGCCCCCGCTCCGCCCGGTTCGCTGACGGTGAGCTGCTCCGGGCAGTTCGCCTGCGAGGTCACCTTCCTGACGCAAAGGAGTGAACCGGAGCGCGCAGCGGAGCTGCGCTAAGTGATTAGTGGACAGTGGTCAGTGGACAGTAAGTGGGGAGTGAGGAGTGGGAAGTGGAGAGAAATAACCACTAACCACTAACCACTAACCACTAATCACTGACCACTGACCACTGAGAAAGAGGTATGCTTATGGATTTGATTCACGCTGATGAAAGCTTCAACGAGCTGGGCGCGGTGGATTTCGTACGCTATGACGGGGTGCTTTCGCTGGAGCCGGACGTGCAGGAAAACGACTGGGAAGCGGAGATATTGGCGGAGGATTTCAGCCGGTACGGCTTCGCGCTGGGACATTACCTCTACTTTCCCGGCACGGAATGGGGCGGGAGACTGGAATCCATTAAAAAAGTCTCAAAATCTCACACCGTCAAACTGAGCGGCGTAACGTGGCGCGGAATGCTCTCCCGCCGCGTTATTGTGCCGCCTGCCGGACAGAGCCATCTTGACCTGAGCGCAACCGATCTCTACCCGGCCATGAGAACGCTTGTCGCGGGATTCGGCGGACTGTTCGCCGCGCCGTCGGGCAATGCCGGATGTCTGTGCGGGCAGAAATTCCGCTATCAGACGGTGCTGGAGGGGATTCTTGCAACACTCGACGCCCTTGGACTCCGGCTGGTGCTGACGCTCGATCCCGACAGCCGGCGGGTAATGCTTTCCACCGCTGCCGTCGCCGATCATTCGGACGAGATTGAATTTTCCGGGGATTATGATTTCTCCTATACATCTACGCTCGGGGAGGCCGCCTACAATCACATCATTGCGCTCGGACGCGGGGAGCAGGAAAACCGCCTGGTGCGCCATGTCTGGCTGCTGCCAAACGGGAGTATGACCACCGATTCAAGCGCGGCGGGAATACCCTCCGGGTTTGCGGACAAGATGCTGGTCTACGACTATTCCTCCGCCGAGGACGAGAAGGAGCTGCTCGACGGCGCAAAAAAGAAGCTGAAAGAGAACGGCGCGCAGAACGGCATCGAGATCAGCTTTGATTCGGAGGACGTCGACCTTCCGCTCGGCGATAAGGTCGGCCTGCGCGACCGCACGCTCGGACTTTGCGATGTGCGGACGATTTCGGGCAAGCTGCTCACCGTCTCAAGCGACGGAGTCAGCCTGCGGTACACGGTGAAGTAAAAGTCGTTGTGATGGCTGCGGACAAACGGAAAGTTAGCGGGGTAGAAAGAAAGAAAAAAAGGAAAGCGCGCAGCGCCAATTAGCGAGCTTGCGAGCGTGGGAGTCCAGGGGGTCTGGACCTCCTGGCAG